AAGTCTTTTCTGTAATTCTACAGGAAATCTATCTGTTGCTGAACTTAAGTCTAAAGATCAAAACTTCTCATTATTACTCAGATTTCATTTATTATGAGGATCTTGAGTGAAAGTACGATCCATAGGTATATTATTAAGTTTATTCATAATAATATTATGGATCGGTTTCAAGTATAATTGACTATAGTAATCACTAATGGCAATTATTCTTAACTTACACTCCGGATCTTTAATAAATGATAGTTTCCCTAAAGTCTTAACTTTAGAAGAAGAAACACCTTTATTAAAGGCATCTGAATAATTTTTACAGAAGAAATCTTGACCATTTTGATCTGTTATTTTTAATATTTTATCCATCATTGGATAATCAAAATTTAACAGATCTTCTTGGCAACTAATTGTTGCCGGTCCGTTAGGACCAGCTTTAGTGCTAAGATAGACATCTTTTGTTTTATCAAAAGATGGATGGTTAGATTTTAAACTGTATTCCCTAACAAATTGGTTGATCACACCTGAAGGTATAATTAGATTCATTTTTGATGGATCAGTTATACTTTTATAATCAGGTTTGATTTTATTTCACTCATTACTATCTAAATCTCAACTTCTTGTGAAGTTTAAGATTGTAAATAGATACTTTAATGAAGAAATATTACCATCAACCAATGGCTTAAGGAAATGAAGAATTTTTGGTCAACCTTCTTTATCTATACCAATCATCATATCATTAGTGAAAAGAGGTTGTTTACATATGTATCTTGTACAATGTAATCTACATCTTTTCAGATATTTGATAGTATAGATTGTTCCATGATTTTTAATTAATTTAAAAATTAATTTAAATAACGGACGAAGGTATTTCGATGTATTTACCTGAGGAAAAATTAATGTCATTATTCGTCATAGAATTTTGATATAATTTCTTCTCATGGTAAGATAATAGAAATTGTACTTAAGGTGTAGTAACCTTGGACTAGGAGCCCATATTATTCAGATTCTGAATATTATGGTCCAGTCAAAACCAAAGAGATACGGACTCTAACCGATTCTTTACTGGTAATAATAACACAAAAGTTATTATTAGGTCTTTGGGCCAATTTAAGGTGAAA